GATTGTGGTGGGCAAAACAATTTCTTCTATCGGAAGTATGATGACATTCATTTCAAAAATTCCGACAATGATTGCGGGTGCTAAGACTGCATTTTCAACGCTTGGTGCTGCAATTGGCGGTATTTCTGCACCCGTGGTGGCTGTCGTTGCAGTTATAGCTGTACTTATTGCAGCATTTGTAAATCTATGGAACACCAATGAGGACTTCAAAAACAGCATTCTTTCCATCTGGGAACAGATAAAGTCTACCTTTGAACGTCTGACATCCGGAATCGTTGACAGAGTGAATGCATTGGGCTTTAACTTTCAGAGTTTCGGCGATATGCTGAAATCTCTGTGGAACGGTTTGTGCAGTGTGCTTGCCCCTGTATTTGAGGGTGTATTTCAGCATATTTCGGATATTTTCACCTTTGTGACGGATACTATTCTGAGCGTGCTTGATGTATTTATCGGCTTATTTTCGGGAAACTGGGAACAGTGCTGGAACGGTATCAAGGGCATTTTTACAGGTATCTGGGACTTTGTAGTCAACCAGTTCAGCAATATTCTGAACACACTGACAGGTGTGGCAGATGTATTTCTCAGTTGGTTCGGAACATCATGGGATGAAGTCTGGACAAGTATAAAAGATTTCTTCGTTGGAATCTGGAACAGCATCTGTTCCGCTTTTCAGGCAGTTGCTGACTTTTTCACAAACATCTGGAATGCAATATCAGCGTTCTTTACAACGATAGCAACTGTGATCTATACCACAGCGGTCACGATTTTCACTTCTGTATATGACTTCTTCGCAGGAATTCTGACCAGTATTCACGACTTTTTTGCCAACATTTTCAATGCGATATGGACGGTTATTTCAACTGTCTGCACCGCTATTTATGATACGATTTCAAGTATCTGGAATGCAATTTACAGCTTTATTTCGCCTCTTTTAGAGGCATTTAAATATCTATTTGAAACCATTTTTCAGGCAATTCATATCATTATCAGCAATGTGATGGATTGGATCTCGGAAAAGATACAGACCATATGGATTGCGATTGTTGCATTTCTCACGCCTTTGCTTGAAGGCATTAAAATGTTCTTTGAAATGATATGGAATGCCATTTATACCGCAATTTCAACGACATTAAGCACTATTTCAAGTGTTGTTACATCGGTCTGGAACGCAATTTCAAGCTTTATTTCAAGCGTGATGAACACCATAAGTTCTGTCATTTCAAGTGTATGGAATGCAATCAGCAGTGCTGTTTCCAGTGTGGTAAATGCTATCCGAAGCACAGTATCTTCCGTCTGGAACAGCATTTCTTCCACGATCTCGTCTGTGATGAATACCATTCATTCGACCGTAACAAGTATCTGGAATAACGTAAAATCATCTCTTTCAAATGTTATCAGTGGCATTTACACAACGATTAAGGGCGGTTTTGATAATGCTGTCAATTACGTCAAAGGGCTTGTATCTGATGCTTGGAACTGGGGACGGGATATTGTTTCCAACATCATTGATGGCTTGAGAAGTATGATCGGCAGTCTTGCCGACAGCGTATCAAACATTGCTGATACGATCCGCAGTTATCTGCACTTTTCCGTTCCCGACGTAGGTCCGCTGACAGACTTTGAAAGCTGGATGCCTGACTTCATGAA